TTTTGTTGGTGATGCTTTAGGAAGAAAAAATGATTTTTCAGATAGTGATAAACAATTTTCAAAAAATATAGGATTAAAATGTTTATCACCAGAAGAATTTTTTTGTGATAAACAAATTAATTTTAAATTACCTAATATATCTTTAAATAATAAACAAGAAATTATTATAATGGTTGGATATCCAGGTTCAGGTAAAAGCACTATTTCTAAAAAAATATGTGAAAATAATAATTATATTCATATTGAAGGAGATATATATAAAGTTACTAAAAAAATGATTAACGCTTCTATACCATTTATTCAAGATAATAAATCAATTATATTTGATGCAACAAATTATACTAAATTACGAAGAAATGAATATATTAAATTAGCCAAACAATATAATTTATATGTAAGATGTTTTCATATTACTACATCTTTTGAAAATTCATTTAACCGAAATAAATTAAGAGATGATAATAAACAAGTTCCATTAATTGCTTATAATACATACAAAAAAAGATTTGAAAACCCCAATGAAAATGAAGAGTTTGTATTATTAGAAATTAATTTAGATTAAATAAATTATAATTTTTTATATGTTTTTATCAAAAAAGAATTATTATTACATCTTACATTAGTTAATTTAAATCCTTCATTTTTAAAATAATAATTAAATAAAAATTTTTTTATTTCATTAACTCCATCATCTACATTCAAAAGTAGCAAGAAGTATGGACCATTTTCATTTTATGAATTTAAAATAAAATTAAGAAAAAAAATGTGAGGAATGTAATATAAAATTAATAGAATAAGATGACCGTTATACTTTAAAACCGTGTTGTAATTATAAAAAATTAAATAATAAATTTGGTAGTAAAAAATATTTGAATATTTAAATTGCAAAATGATAATGAAAAGAGATATAGTAGGTTTAAGAGAAATTAGATTGGGAAACATTGACTTTAAATCCAAATGCGATTCATATTCTGGAAAAGAATTTGGATAAATTGGATGAAGAATCTATGACTGGACGGGATTGGGACTACTTGTCCAGAAATCCAAATGCGATTCATATTCTTGAAAATAATTTAAATAAAATAGATTGGTTTTCTTTGTCTATCAATCCAAATATATTTTATCCATAATTAATTTAAATCAGTTTCTACACAATGGACTACTATATTTTTGAAAATATATTTAAACAGATTTAAATATAATATATCATAATAAACACAAATGTCTTTGGAACTAAATAATGGAAAATATATGAAATTACACGATTGGGTACCATTTGATAAAGTAATTTGGACTTCGTTGTGTAAAAACACAAATGCTATTTCTATTCTGGAAAAAAATTTGGATAAATTGGATGAAGGGGGATGGATTGAGTTGTCCAGAAATCCAAATGCGGTTGATTTATTGGAAAAAAACTTGGATAAATTAGTGCATTGGCATTTGTTTTTTTCCAATGTCAATGCGAGTCATATTTTGGAAAAAAACTTGGATAAATTGGATGAAGAGGGATGGATTGAGTTGTCTTATTATCCATATGCGATTCATATTTTGGAAAAAAACTTGGATAAAGTATGTTGGTATTATCTGTCTGAAAATCCAAATGCTATTCCTATTCTGGAAAAAAACTTGGATAAAGTGTTTTGGGAAACATTGTCTCTAAATCCAAATGCGATTCATATTCTGGAAAAAAACTTGGATAAAGTATGGTGGAAAACATTGTCTCAAAACCCAAATGCGATTCATATTCTGGAAAAAAACTTGGATAAAGTGATTTGGGAAACATTGTCTAAAAACCCAAATGCGATTCATATCCTGGAAAAAAACTTGGATAAGTTGAATAAAAAGGGTTGGACTGTGATGTGTCAAAATCCAAATGCTATACATATACTGGAAAAAAACTTAGATAAATTGGTGCATGAAATTGAGGATAACGATTGGTATTGGTTGTCTCAAAACCCAAATGCGATTCCTATTTTAGAAAAAAACTTGGATAAAGTGGTTTGGACTAGATTGTGTTCCAATCCAAATGCGATTCATATTCTGGAAAAAAACTTGGATAAATTGGATGATGATGGTTTTGATTGGTTTTGGTTGTCTCAAAACCCAAACGCTATTCCTATTTTAGAAAAAAACTTGGATAAACTTGATTGGCGTATGTTGTGGTCCAATCCCGCAATATTTGAGTATGATTATGAAGCAATGAAAAACGCAATATATAAATAAAGTAAAGAAATATATATTAAATCTTTGAATATTCCAATTAAATTAATTACACTTTAAAGATTTTTGTATTTCATTCATTTTATATATAACAAAATCCAAACTGTTTTCTACATATAGGACAAATTTCTTTGTTCAATCTATCAACACATTCTAAACACATGTTATGATTACATTCAGTTAAACAATCTGCTTCTTCCAAACAAACGCAACATTTATCATTAAATACAATATTATCTATTTTTATGGTTTTTATCCTTTTATATAATATATACATTCCATCAACTATTTTATATGTAATGTCAGAATTAATAGTAATTGCCCACATTATTATAGTTTGATTCGTTTGATTCGTTATATTACTAATAATTGTCGCAGGTTTGATTTCATACAACCACTTTACCACATCTAAATGGCCGTTTTGACAACTGACTCCAAACGCATATTCATTTTGAGCACTAATATCAATAGTGGGTTTGATTTCATATAACCATTTTGCTACATCTAAATGACCATATTTACAACTGTATATAAAAGCAAATTCATTTTGAGCACTAATATCAATAGTGGGTTTGATTTCAAGCAACCACTTTGCTACATCTAAATGCCCGTTGTGACAACTGCGTCCAAAAGCAAATTCATCGTAAACGCTAATGTTAATAGTGGGTTTAATTTCCAATAACCACTTCGCGACATCTAAATGACCGTACGTGCAACTGTTTGCAAAAGCAGATTCACAATTAGCACTAATATCAATGGTAGGTTTGATTTCGTGTAACCACTTCGCGACATCTAAATGACCGTTTTTACAACTTTGTCTAAACGCCATCTCATTATAAACACTAATACCAATGGTAGGTTTTATTTCGTATAACCACTTTGCCACATCTAAATGCCCATTTTGACAACTTTCTCTAAACGCATATTCATTTTGAGCACTAATGTCAATTGTAGGTTTGATTTCAAGTAACCACTTTGCTATATCTAAATGACCTTCTTTACAACTTACTATAAATGCGTATTCATCTAAAACACTAATGTCAATAGTAGGTTTGATTTCAAGTAACCACTTTGCTATATCTAAATGACCTTCTTTACAACTTACTATAAATGCGACTTCATCTAAAACACTAATGTCAATAGTAGGTTTGATTTCAAACAACCACTTTACTATATCTAAATGACCTTCTTTACAACTCATAGTAAATGCGTATTCCTGGTCAACACTAATATCAATAGTAGGTTTAATTTCAAGCAACCACTTTGCTACATCTAAATGACCGTTAATACAACTGTATCCAAATGCTTCTTCATCATCAGCGCTAATATCAATAGTAGGTTTGATTTCGTATAACCATTTTACAACATCTAAATGACCGCATTTACAACTCAATCTAAATGCTTTTTCATTGTCAGCGCTAATATCAATAGTAGGGTTAATTTCATACAACTTTTTAGCATCATCTAACGCACCTTCTTTACACATAGACTCGAATAATTGTTGGTAATTAATATCTACATTCATTTAATTATATAATAATACAATGTAAGTTTTAAATCCGTTTATTATTATTTATTTTTTTTATTTATTTATTTTTTACATAACAAACTTCAAACTGTTTTCTGCATAGAGGACAAATATGTTCTTTCAATCTATCAACGCATTCTAAACACATATCATGATTACATTCAGTTAAACAATCTGCTTCTTCCAAACAAACGCAACATTTATCATTAAATACAATATTATCTATTTTTATTGTTTTTATCCTTTTATATAATATATACATTCCATCAACTATTTTATATGTAATGTCAGAATTAATAGTAATTGCCCACATTATTATAGTTTGATTTGTTTGATTAGTTATATTACGAATAATACTCGTAGGTTTTATTTCGTATAACCACTTTACCACATCTAAATGGCCGTTTTGATAACTGAATATAAAAGCAGATTCATTTTCAGCACTAATGTCGATAGTGGGTTTGATTTCGTATAACCATTTTGCTACATCCAAATGCCCATATTCACAACTCCATTTAAACGCAAATTCATCCTCAGCACTAATGTCAATGGTAGGTTTAATTTCAAGTAACCACTTTACTACATCAAAATGTCCGTTTTTACAACTCAATCTAAACGCAAATTCATCATCGATGCTAATGTTAATAGTGGGTTTAATTTCAAATAACCACTTTGCTACATTTAAATGACCTTCTTCATAACTCCATATAAAAGCAGATTCATTTTGAGCACTAATGTCAATAGTGGGTTTGATTTCATACAACCATTTTGCTACATCTAAATGACCATAAATACAACTGGATTTAAACGGAAATTCATCGTATGCACTAATGTCAATAGTGGGTTTGATTTCGTATAACCATTTTGCTACGTCTAAATGACCGTTTTGACAACTCATAGTAAATGCATCTTCGTCATCAACATGAAAGTCTATTGTAGGTTTGATTTTATACAACCACTTCACAACATATAAATAACCATTTTGACAACTAAGACTAAATGCTTCTTCACAGAGAGCACTAATATCAAGTGTAGGTTTTATTTCGTATAACCACTTTGCAACATCCAAATGGTCGTTTTGACAACTTTCTCTAAACGCATATTCATTTTGAGCACTAATGTCAATCGTAGGTTTGATTTCAAGTAACCACTTTGCTACATCTAAATGTCCATTTTTACAACTAATTTTAAATATATTATCATCATTTATACTAATATCAATTGTAGGTTTGATTTCAAGTAACCACTTTGCTATATCTAAATGACCTTCTTCACAACTTTTGGTAAATGCATAGTCATCCTCAGCACTAATGTCAATAGTCGGTTTGATTTCAAGCAACCACTTTGCTATATTTAAATGACCTTTTTTACAACTTACTATAAATGCGAATTCATCATCAACACTAATATTAATGGTAGGTTTGATTTCGTATAACCACTTTACTACATCTAAATAACCTCTTATACAACTCATTTTAAATGAGTATTCATCGTCAGCACTAATGTCAATAGTCGGTTTGATTTCAAGCAACCACTTTGCTACATCTAAATAACCGTTTAGACAACTGAGTCTAAATGCGTATTCCTGGTCAGCACTAATATCAATAGTAGGTTTTATTTCGTATAACCACTTGGCAACATCTAAATGACCTTCTTCACAACTTATTGAAAATGCGTATTCACTATTAGTACTAATATCAATAGTAGGTTTGATTTCGTATAACCATTTGGCAACATCTAAATGCCCATTTTGACAACTTTCTCTAAATGCTTCTTCACAGAGAGCACTAATCTCAATAGTATGTTTTATTTCATATAACCACTTTGCTACATCTAAATGCCCATTTTGACAACTTTCTCTAAATGCATATTCATTTTGAGCACTGATGTTAATAGTGGGTTTGATTTCAAGTAACCATTTTGCAATATCTAAATTACCTTCTTCACAACAAAATCTAAAAGCATATTCATCATGGACACTAATGTCAATAGTGGGTTTGATTTCGTACAACCATTTTGCTACATCTAAATGACCATTTTTACAACTGAATATAAAAGCAAATTCATCACAAGCACTAATATCAACCGTAGGTTTAATGTCATACAACCACTTAACAATATCTAAATGACCATAGAAACAACAAAATCTAAATGCTTTTTCATTGTCAGCACTAATATCAATAGTAGGGTTGGTTTCATACATTTTTTTAGCGTCATCTAATTGACCTTCTTTACATATAGACACGAATCTTTTTTGGGAATTTATATCAATACTCATTAAATTATATAATAATACAATGCTAGTTTTAAATTAATTGTTTTTAAATTTTATTTATTATTTTAATAAACTCAAATGTCATTGGAACTAAATATTTATTTTCATTAGAATTTAGTAAAAATACTGAATAATTTGAAAATAAATAATATTTTGTATAATCTAAATTATTAGATAAAACATATTTATTTATATCAAAAATATTTTTAAAGTAGGTAAAATTTTTTATAATAAAAATTGAATTTTTAATATCTTATTAGAATATACAAATTACTTTCAAATCTTTATTGTAAAAATGACAACAGATACTATTTCTAAATTAGAACATTTTTTGATTAAGGGTATTCTTAATCAAAAATCTTTAAAAAATTTTAATAATAAAAATATTAATCCTTTGTATATTGCTTGTGAAGCAAATAAAGAAAATCTTGCAATAAATATATATAAAGTTGAAAGTTACAAATATTTATTATTTGAAGAAGATTTAAATGGTTATAATTCTTTTGTTTGGATATGTTTAAATAATATGATAACAATGTTAAAATTTATTCAAAATAGTTTTATTAATATTATTGAATATATTGATTTAGAAAAAACATATGAGAATAATGAAACATTAATGATAATTATTACAAACAATAAATTAAATAATATTGGATTAGAACTATTAAAAAATAATTATGAATTAAATTTATACCAAGAAGATAAAACTGGAAAAACCGCCCTTGATTATTCTATTGAAAATAATTTGGATGATTTAACATTACTTATAATAAAAAAAATGGAAATAGATAAACGTGATGAAGATAATGAAACCTATTTTATGAAATTATGTAAAAATAAAAATAAGGCTAAATTAGCTATGTATTTAATAGATTCGGATGAAATTAATTTAAATTTAGATCATACTGATAATTTTAAAAAAACAGCTTTAATTTATGCAATTGAAAATAAATTATTTAAATTATCAAAAAAAATTATTAATAAAATGGAAAATTTTGACACAATTGATTTATTCAATAAAATACCTTTAATGTATGCTATTGAAAAACATTCATTAGATATTGTTAAGTCTTTGTCTAAAAAAACTAAAAATGTAAATCATATTAATGATGATAATGAAACACCTATTATAATGGCTTGCAAATTAAATTTAAAAAATATATCACTTGAAATTTTAAAAAATAAAAATGTTAAAGTTAATTGTTATGATAATTTTAATTCAACACCTTTAATATATGCGTGTAAAGAAGAGCAAGAAGATGTTATTAATAAAATTTTAGAAAAAGATTGTTTATTATATCAAAAAGATAATGAAAATGAAGATGCTTTATCATCAGCAATAATATTAAAAAATGATAAACTAGCATTAATTATTATTAAAAAATGGGAAAATGATTTTAATATTCCATATAAAATAAATAAAGTAAATGTGTATTTAATTGTTAGAGTAATTCATAATAATTTAATAAAAACTGCAGATTATTTAATTAATTCAGGAAGATGTAGTTTAAGTTTAATTGATGTTATTAATCAAACTGTTTTAATTTACTCCATTGTAAAAGGTAGAGTAGAAATTGCTGAATTATTATTAAAATCTAAACAAAATATTAATGTTGGATTTATTGATATTTCAAAAAATACAGCATTGACTTATTGTGCTGGATTTAATTATACGACATTATCTAAATTATTATTAAATAGAAATGAATGCAATCCAGAAAATGATAATATTGAAGAATTTGATTGTATTGGATATTTTATATTTCATAAACAAGAAGAATTAATTATACATACCTTAAAATTATATGGTCATATATTTAAACAAAGTTTTCCTAAAATATTAAAAGTTTCACAAAAATTAAAATTTAAAGAATTAGAGAAATTTTTAAGAAAGAAAGTAAAAAAATATTAGTTTTTACTTTAAAAATTGAAAAGTAAAAAAATATTAGTTTTTATATAAAAATTGAAAAGTATAATATATAATTTATTAAATATTAAATTATGGAAGAAATCATTGTAAGAGATATTGAAAATTATAATATTAAATTTATCAATGGTGATTTAATAATTACTTCAAAAAATAATTATATTGATGAAACTGATTTAAAATTTATAGATTTAACAAAATCAATTATTATTGATTGTAGAATATGTTATAAAAATAATAATTTAATAACAAATAAAACAAATTATATGAATATTTTAATTGAAATATGGAAATTATATAATATCGCTGAAATTATTCAAAAAACAAATTTTAATATTTCATTAAAAAATGAAAATAATTACAACGGCTATATTTGGAATGAATTATTAGGATTTTCTTATATACGCGAAAATGAAAATAAAATATTAAAAGAAATTATTAATTTTATTAAATTTAATGATTATATTATTGATATAAAAATAAAATTAAATAATAATAAAATAATTTTTTTTAAAATTTAATTTTTCATACAATTTTCACAAAAATAATTATAATTTTCATCAATAAAAATATTTTTATATGGTTCATCAATATAAATATTTTTATCACATTGATTACATTTAATTTGTTTATGAATGCAATTATAACACATATTATAATTTAAATATTTATTATTGTAATCATAATAATTTATAAAACTTTCATAATCATATGGATAATTATTATTACATATAAGACAAATTTTTTCTTTATTTAAATATTTATTTTTATCTTCATTTGAAATATTTAAATATTTTGATATCTCATTTATAAATTTTTTATAATCATAACTATTTTTTTCATATAATTTATTAATTTCATTTTTATTAGGTATACTTAAATTATAACATTTTATTGGATAGTTAATTTCATCATAAGCATTAACAAAAATTTCAAACGAAAAATTATTTTCCATTGTTAAATATTAATAAAATAAATAATATAAATAATATAAAATTCAATTTTTATTAAATATAATTATATATTATTTATTATATATTATTAGAAACAAGAACATAATAAGATGGTAAATGAAAAGAAAAAATTAATATTTGAAGAATATTTTGATATTCATGATGATTGTGTGAAAAGGTATGGTGAATTAACAGTTATATATATGATGGTTGGAGATTTTTATGAATTATATTCATATAAGGAGAGGGGTCCAAATTTAGGATTAATAACAGATTTGATGGATATTGTATTAACAAAAAAGTCGGGTGAAAAGGAATTATCGCCGAATAATCCAAATATGTCTGGATTTCAGAGATTAAGTTTAAATAAATATGTAAATAAAATGATTAGACATAATTATACGATTGTTATTATTAATCAGGTAAAACTAGGAAGTGAAATTACAAGAGAGATAGAACAGGTTGTTTCACCATCAACTAATATAGATGAGATTAATATTGAGAATAAGTATTTAATGACATTATATATTGAAATTAATAATTCATTTTCATCAAATAAAAATGTGTATTCTTGTGGTTTAACAGTAATAGAATGTTTATCAAATAAAGTAATTACATATGAATTGAATACAAATGATTATTATAATTTTATGAATGAAATAACAAGATTTTATATGTCCTATATTCCAGAGGAATTAATAATATATGAAATTAATAATACAGATAAAAGAGATATTGTTTATTCAAATATTAATTTTGTAAAAGGTCAATATTATAGGGTATATGATAAGATTAATTATAATTATACTAAAGTCAAATATCAGAATAAATTATTTGAAAAAATATATAAAGATGGAAACCAAATAATAAGTAAGATTGAAGAATTAAATTTATCTAAAAGTGAATATTCGAGAGTTTCATTAATTGTTGCATTTGAATTTTTAAATGAAAGAAATTCAAATATTTTAGTAAAACTTCAAAAACCTGAATTTTATAATGATAATAAATTTATGAAGTTATATAATAACGCACAACACCAACTTAATATTATTGATAATGATGTAAAAAATTATAATACTTCATATAATTCATTAAATGATGTGGTTAATCAGTGTATTACACCAATGGGTAAAAAATATTTAAGAGAGAGATTATGTTCTCCATATATTGATAAAAAGATTATTAATAATTATTATAAATTTACGGATATTATATTAAAAGATAAACAGTATGAAAATATTCGTGAAATGTTAAAGGGTATATATGATTTGCAAAAATTATTTAGAAAATTGGTGATTAAATATTTGAAACCAATGGAATTTATGAAAGTTTATATATCA